CAAGTGAGGATAATTCGTCTGTGTAGAGACGCTCGCGCTGCACTTCTTCTAGCTGACAGGTTGCACGTAGGTCAGCAATTAAATACTCACGCAATTCTTCACCCGGAATATCCCGAACAGACACACCCTGTTTTAGATAGTTCTTTAGCGTGTCATCCTTCTTTGTTTCTAGATCGTATCGGTCAGCGCATACACCTAGCGATAGTCCAGCCTTCTGCCCCCGTAAAAGAATGTACTCTGCAATCATAGTATCGTAGACACTACCTTCGTAGATAAACCCTGTTTCCCACAGCCAGATGAGATCGTGTGAGATGTTATGGCCAATAAGAAGCGTTGTCTTATCCAGGTATCTTTGAAGTTTCTCACGCCCGTTTTCTGTTGGTGGTAGATCGGCATGGTCAAACACGAACACCTGCTGGTCTTCGTTCTCAGGAAGAATACCCACCATAACTAAAGAATTTTCTTCCTCGAAAGGATCAAGATACAAGGTACCGTTCCGAGTTACTGTCGTGTTCTCAACGTCGAGTACCATCCTCATGTTACGTGTCCTTTCCAGTTTCTACAAAGTTTAAGTTAGCACTAAAGCTCCTACGTTCACCTACTGTGCTAAAGGGATAGACACAGTGAAAAAGATCTGCTGGGAACAAATAGAAGTCTCCTACCTGCGGCTTAACCATAAAGTTGGTCATTGACCAGTGGCTAGGTGTGCCGTGTGCAAATTGAATATGCCCGTTACTTGGGTGATGGTCAGTGTAGTCTTCCTCCCATTCTTTGTCAATACCCTCTGGTAATTTTAGATAACCGACACAAGATAGTCGGCAGTGTGTATGAATGTGTAACGGGTTATACTCGTTTTCAAATTGCCGGACAACCCAAGCCGACACCAATTCAATACCGTAATTAAATTTTTCTGTGTTTAATGTTCTCAGCCCTAGAGAATTTCTAACTTCACTGAACGCTACATATTCTGCAATAAATTGTTTTGTCTCCTCAAGAAACTTCTCCTTCATAGCTTCGTTGAAAGTAAGTTCCTCTTTAACTTTTCCAACCAAATTGTGTGAATAGTCTTCCATTCCTACCGTTTGAGTAGTTCCTATTGCTTGATCTAGGTTATCTACCTGACGATTCAAAAGGTTAATCAACTCATCCGATAGTTTAAGGTACCCGATAGCCGGTCCAAACGGAGCAAATATATGTTTGTCTTTGGTAGGTGTGTAGAAAGTTGCCATTGTTATCTCCTTACGCTGTGTACAAGGCTTTCGTGTGATCGAATTCACAAGTTACCATGCCGTGCCAGCCATTTAATTTGTTCTTAACGACGTTCACGTATCTGTAGTTATCTTGTTCTTCCTGTCCGGTTATAACAGGATTTCGCGCAAGTAACAACATTAAATCTGCTTCTGCTGCCTTACCTGTCTTTGATCCTTCCATCATTGACTGGTCTAACTGTACTCTTCCCTCCGCTTCAGCGGATAGTTGAGACATATAAAAGATACAGCAGTTGTACTTCTTTGCAATCTGCCGTGCGTATACGACATTTCGTTTTAAGATTTCATCAATACGCATCGTGGATGCGGTGTAGTCTGCAAACTTATCTCCCATGTCAAGCACGACGACATCAGGTTTATGGTACTTACACACCGACTCTACCCAAGCCATGTTGTAGTCAGAAGCATTCTTAACTTTCAACCAGGGCATACGCCTAGTACGCCAGTGTTCAAAATACTTTTCTTTGTTTTTCAGAATGTCCTTACTGCTCGCGTCAGACGATGCATTTAGATAGCGCACAATAACTCTATCGTAATCTTCTTCGTTCAAAAGTACTACACAGTTAGCACCCTGTTCAATGAAACCGTTCTTACCAGCCAAGAGACTAGCGTGAAAAGATGTCTTACCTGTATTTGGACGGGCACCAACCTCTATTAGTTGCCCGCCGTTCACTCCTTCAATCTTCTGCGCCAACGAGCTTAGGTTAATTCGCCACCTGTACTTGTTCTCTTCTGCTTCAAGTAGCCTTTCAAAGGAAATGTCCTCCCAAGTAACAGACACACGTGGGACAAAGTTATCGTCGTACCTATCAACTAGATCACGCAAAGGTTGTAGGCTTGTGATAGATCCGTTGACACATTCAAAACCTAAGTTAGCTATCTCTTCACCAATAGCTTGTTGGAAAAGTTTAGATAGTACGGATTCAGCAATGTCCCTTCCCATAGGGAGTTCGTCGTTTAGTTTAGAAAAGATAACGTGATACTTATCTTTATTGGCAGTTGTCATGGTTGGATTTTCTGCCATGAACACTGCTTCAATTTCGTTAGGAGAAAAGTCCCTGTCGAATTGTGACATAGCCTTGTCTAAAGTGTGCTTAATCTTCTGTACGTCTTTCGAGAAGAGCTTGTCAGGGCACCTATCTCCGCTGTGGTTTTCGTAGAAGTTTTTGTTCATCAGGCTACGTAGTAGTGACAGTTCCATTACATGTTCTCCAAAGCGGCTACATCATCAGAATTTCGGTACTTGAGGTCGTCGTTTAAGTTTAATACTTTAACGGTGTTCACGTGCAACCGCAAGTCTTTTGCTATAGCAAGTGACTTGGGCATGGCGTCAGGATCAAGAGCTATAATTACCGTGTCGTATTGAGATAGGTACTTCATATGATCACTTGATAATGATGTACCCATTAAAGATACACCTACCCTCTCCTGTGTCCCTACTACAACAGCACTAACACAATCTTCCACAACCACAGCAACACTACCACCGCCGTGAACAAACGGCAAGGGTGACTTACCATACCGTTTCCACTTTGGCACACGGTTACCTATTGATCTACCGGTGGCGTCAACTATTTGGTCCCCGTGTTTAATAGGGAACACTACCCTATGTTCTAGAATATCGTAGCGGAAAAGCGATTTGTGCTGCTCTATGCCCCAACCTGTCAGCCATGTGGTTGCCTTGGCTGATCTATCTACAGATACGAAATGGTCAGGCAAAACAAAAGTACTGGTGGTAACGGACTTCCTGAGCAACCTGTTTCGTATATCATCAACAGACAGATTTACTTTCGTTGTCCCTCTACTATTACACCTAGCTTTGTAGCAGTTCCAAACAACAAACCCGTCTAGGTTAGACACGGATAGCGTTTTGTATCCTCCACACATAGGGCAATTATCCCTGATCGACATACCCAGCGAGAGGTCTAGTGTGTCTATGTAACTCCGCATCATGTGTCGTTACGATCAGTAAAGGTATCGAAACGACCGCTCGACTTCTCCTTGTTCCTTTTCCAGAATGACATCATGCCACCCACTATCTCGTTCCACTTAGGATATTTAACCTTGTACTTAGTACGGATGCCAGACGGTTCTTGACACTCAAGATACACCCATTTTCTACCATAGGTAACATCTATCTTTCGCCATCCGCTGCCGATTCGTGGAAACTCATCCTGCAAGTAAAGCCAGTGATCTTCTTTCTTCATTGCGCGTTACCTTTTCTAGCAGTGAGTGCATGTAATGCACTGTTGTACGTATTTTTCATATACGGAACTAGGGATTGAGGGCTACTGTGTCCAGTCACCGCCATAATTTGGGGCAATGCAACACCTGCTTCAACCATTTCTGTTGTAGCTGTTCTACGTAGATCCGACATACGAAGATGTGATGGTATCCCTGCTTCTTTCAACACCCTTCTTCCCAATGTGGAAAGATACTTCATGGTATACGGTTGGTATACCCCCTGTGTTGGCTGTGTGTGTGGAACTACCCACTTTTGAAATCCAAACTCTTCTTTTTGTTGCGTAAGCATCTCAATAAGATCGTCAGAGATTGGCAGGTGAACGGAAACTCCCCTCTTAGATTGTTCTATATCAACTCTTTTATCCTCTAAGTTTAGGGAGTCCCACGTTAACGTCCGCATGTCTCCTAGTCTTTGACCCCACTCGTATGCCATTTGAACGATGAGTCCGAGATTACGGAATTCAAACTTACTATAGCAGTACTCAAGAAATTGAGCCACTTGTTCTCTGGTCCACATAGTCTTTCTCGGCTTTGTGGACACACGTTTTACATGTGAAAACGGGTTGCTTCTCTCCACCATTTCCATAGACTCTGCGTAGTTCCACGCTCTAACGGATGCAGTCAGAACATGGTTAGCTAAGTGCGTACCACGAACCAACCAGTTTTCGTAAGCCTGTTTTGCGTGAAAGTTTCGTAACTCATTTAGTGGTATCTCTCCCAAGTCTTCTAGCATAACAGCCAAGAACCTTCTATAATCGTGCTGCGTCCCTTCTTTTGTCCTAAAAAATTCAGGAGATTTCAAAAATCTATCTACCACATCATGCATTGTTTTCTTTTTTCGGCCCACGGGATGTATCCTTTTTATTTG